CCCAGGGCGGCCAGGAACCGCCCCAGGGGGCTGAAAACGGGCTGGGCGACCAGGAAACCGTCACCGGACACCTGGACGCCGCGGAACTGGAAAAGACCATGACCCGCGAGGCCCTGAACGATATGGCCATCAAAATGGGGCTGGATATTTCAGAGTGCAAAAACAAGGGCGACGTTGCCCGGATGATCGCCGCCGTCCCCGTTCAGGCCCCTGCCTCCGAGAATAACGGGGTTGCCCAGTAATGGGCGCCCCCAGTTTCAAGGACATTGTGACGGCAGACGTTTCCGCCGTATTTCTCAACAAACTGGAGTTTGCCGACGCCCACACCGTTGACGGGCGGGAAATGGCCGTGCTGATTGACGAAAACGAACTGCTGGAGCGGGACAAGGCTAAAATGGGCACCCATGTGGATGGCCTTTATAAATCCCGACGGCTGATCTACGTCGCAAAATCCGAGTTCGGCCCGCGCCCCGCCTACGGTAAAATCCTGGCGCTGGACGGGCGCCCGTTCCGTGTGGCCGACTGCACGGAGGAGGCCGGGGTGTTGGCTATTGAGTTGGAGGCGACGAAAACGTGAGCCAGAATGTCACGATCACCATTGACGCGGAGGCCGAGATCAAGGAAATCATCAAAAAGCTGGACACCCTGCATGACAAGGCACCCAGCGTTTTGAAAAACGCCATAAACGCGACGGCCAGAAAAGTCCGCACCCAAATGATCAAAGACGCGCAGAGCCGCTATGTGGTCAAGGACAAGGGCGCTTTAAAGAACGAGGCGAAAGGCGGCCCCAAAGTCTACACGGCCAGGGTTACGAACCTGGAGGCGGAAATCAAGTCCAAGGGGTCGATGCAGGACATTATGGCCTTTATGACCAAGCCGAACACCCAAGCGGGAGCCGCGGCGGCGCGTGTGCTTAACTCTGGTTCATTCAAGGCGCTGGAGGTCAGCGGGTTAAAGGCGTTCGTGGCTACGTTCAAAAGCGGGCACCAGGCCATAGTCCAGAGAAAAGGCAAAGACCGCCTGCCCGTTAAAAAACTGCTGTCTCCTGCAATCCCCATTATGTTGGGGAGCGAGGAGATCAGCAGCAAGGCGGAAAAACTGGCCTATGAAGTTCTGCAAGAGGAGATCCAAAAGCGGATAGACAAGATCAACGACACCAGCACATGGTGAAAACGCGGTGGCCGGAGCCACCGCGAAAAAGGACAGTTATTTGAGGCTGGGGTGGATATAAAAATCTTCCACCAAGTCACCCAACTGGGTGGCCGCTATGTCACCGGCGGCGATCTGACTAACAAGATCCTTGGGAACGGTGAAACTTACCACCTTGTCCTCCGAACCGCTGGACATGTCGGCAACGGCCCAATATTGCAGTTCGCAATCATCGTACCCTTGATTTTGGATCAAGTCTACCACGTTATGGTAATTCTGCGAAACAGTCAGGGAATTGGTGAGGTTGGCCGTGATTTTGGCCTTTACTACCACCACGCCGTTGCTGTCCCGATTGTCGTTTATGCTGACCAATTCACCGTATTTCAAACCGCTTTCCTCCCCGTCAGTTGGTTCCTGTTCCGGGCTTTCGGACGATGTGGCATCCATGGCGCTTGCGCTTTCCGTGGGTTCCACCGTCTGCCCTGGTTCCTGGGGTGTTACCACCTGCTGGCCCTGTGTCGGCGGGGTGTCCTCCGGGTCCGTAATGGTGCAACCTGCCACGGAAAACAGGAGCAGCACCGCCAAAAGTGAAGTTAAAAACACGCGCATATCAATTCTTCCTTTCTCTATTCACGCCCGGAAACTCCGATCATTAACACAATTTGCAGAGCATTACCACAATATTAACCGCTATAAAGCGCAATGTCAAGGAGGTGCGACGATCTGACACCACAGGATTTACAGGATGCCGTTGTGGCAGAACTGAAAGAACTTTTCGACCACACGCGCCGCAACAACTCCCTGGGAGCGGAGCGGGCGGTGGCGGTATATTCCCAGGACGTGCCGATCCGGGAGGGCGACGACGAGGGCGAGGACAAGGATGGCCCCCCGGAGCCTTATGTGATTGTTCGCCTCCGGGGCGGCAAGTTGGACGACGAAACCAGCCCACACGTTGTCGGTCTGGTGATGGTGGTCTGCGTAATGGACATGAACCCGAACCGCCAGGGCTACCGGGACGCACTGCACATCGTCAACGAGATTTACAGACGATATGCCACCAACGGCGTGATCGGCGGAAAGTACGTCCTGCAATACCCAATCGAGTGGGCCACGCAGGACGAGGACACCCACCCCTATTATTTCGCCGCCATAAATATGAACGTGGAAATGGTGGCCTACACCAAGGAGGTGCCAGAAGAATGACAGCTAAAAAGAAGAAAAAGCCCGACGCGCCCAGCGCGTCCGTGGTGTATTGCGGCCCGACCATTCCGGGCGTGGCCAAACAATACACCATTTACAGCAACGGGGTCGCGCCGGCGCTTTCGGCGGCGGCGGAAACCCACCCGGTCCTCCGCGGCCTAATCGTCCCGCTGGACAAACTCCCGGAGGCCCTGCGCCAGTTGCGGGAGCGGAGCGGGAGCATTTACACCCTGTACCGGAGCGCGGCCCAGGGAAAATACTAACAGGAGGTACATAAAAATGGCTTACAGACATGGCGCTTACAACTCCGAACAGGCCACAAGCCTGACCACCCCCATTCAGGGATCGGCGGCCCTCCAGGTCATTTTCGGAACTGCGCCCATTCACCTGTCCGACAATCCCAGGGCCGCGGCCAACACCCCAAAACTGTGTTACAGCTTTGCGGAGTGTGTGGCCGCCGTGGGCTATTCGGACGACTTCGAGAAGTTCACCCTTTGCCAGTCCATTGACGCCAATTTTCGGGTGTTCAATGTGGCCCCCATTATCCTGGTTAACGTATTGGATCCCGACAACGCGGCCCACGTCACCGCGAACCAGGAGGAAAGCTACCCCGTGGAGGGCGGGCAGGTTTTCTATAACGTGCAGGGCGTCCTCATAGACACGCTGGTGGTAAAAAATGACGGCGCCGCCCTGGTGCCCGGAAGTGATTACATCACCGAGCGGGACACGGCGGGCAATGTTGTCATTACCCTGCTTTCCGTGGCCGCCCAGGAGGCGGACAACCTGAGCATTTCCAGCACCAGCACTAACCCCGCCGGCGTTACCAATGAGGACATTGTGGGCGGTGTGAATGTCGCAACGGGCAAGGAAACGGGTCTGGAACTGATCCGCCAGATTTATCCCAAGTTCGGCCTGGTGCCCGGCCTGCTGCTGGCGCCCGGCTGGAGCCAGCAGCCTGTGGTGGCGGCGGCCCTCCAGGCCAAAGTGGAGGCGCTGAACGGCGTTTTTGACTGCAACTGTTATCTGGACATTGCCGCGGACGAAAGCGGCGCCATTGTATATACCGACGTGAAAGAGGCCAAGGAGGGCATGGGAGCCAGCACAAACCACGGCGCGGCGCTTTGGCCAATGGTGGCCGTGGGCGAAAAGATTTATTACTATTCCGCCATGTTTGCGGCGCTGACCGCATACACCGATGCCAGCAACGGAGATGTGCCCCATGCCAGCCCCTCCAATAAGGATCTGCGGATCACCGGCACCGTGCTGAAAGACGGAACGGAGGTCATGCTGGATCAGGAGCAGGCCAACCTTTTGAACGGCCAGGGTGTTATCACCGCCATCAATGCCAACGGTTTCAAAAGCTGGGGCAACAACACGGCGGCCTACCCCTCCACCACGGATCCGAAAGACCGCTGGCTGGCTGTGCGCCGGTTCTTTGACTGGGACGGCAACAATTTCATTTTGACCTATTTCCATAAAGTAGACGAGCCGGGAAACACAAGGCTGATCCAGTCCATCACGGACAGCCAGAACATTATAGGAAACGGCTATGTTGCCCGCGGGTATTGTGCCGGTTACCGTGTCGAGTTCCGGGAGAACGAGAACCCGATCACCAACCTGCTGGACGGCCATCTGACCGTCCACACGTTCCTGGCCCCCTATATCCCGGCGGAGTTCATCGAAAATATCCGCGAGTATGACGTGGACGCCCTGCAGGCGGCCCTTACAGGAGGTGCGTAATCATGGCCAAGAATATCCCGACTAAAGTAAACCGCTACAACGTGTATAACACCGGAAACAAGCTGCTGGGCATGGGCGACGAAATGACCCTGCCCGACTTTGAGACTGCCAGCGAAACCATCACGGGCGCCGGGATCCTGGGAGAGATTGAGGATCCCACCGTCGGCTACTTCGGTAACCAGGAAATTGAAATCCCTTTCCGGGTGCTGAACCAGGAGGCGGCGGATCTGCTGGATCAGACAAAGGCGGTCCAGCTTACCGTAAGGGGATCCACCCAAACGCTGAACAGCATCGGAGATATTGAGTTTGTGCCAATCCGCGTGGTGGTGGGCGGGAGAATGTCCAAGTTCTCCCCCGGCAAGTTAAAGGCTGGCAGCCCAATGGACACCAAGGTGACCCTGACCTTACTAAACATTTTGATTGAGGTGGCCGGTAAATCCGTTCTGGAACTGGACAAGTTGAATGGGGTTTACAAGGTCAACGGAACTGACGTACTGGCTAAAATAAAGGAGATGTGCTAAATGGACACCAATATGAAAAATGCCGCCCAGGAGGCGGAACTGGAGGCCCTGGAGCGGGACAGCGTACCCGTGGAGGCCCCGGACGAGGAGGAAAGCCTGATCCTGACCCTGGGCAAGCCCTACAAGTTCGAGGGGCAGACCTACACCGAGGTGGACCTGTCCGCCCTGGAGGACACCAGCGCCGCCGACCTGGCGGCGGTGAACAAGATCCTTTCAAGAAAGGGCGTTGTCACGCCGATGCCGGAAATGACCCTAGACTTTTGCATCTACATGGCCGCCAGGATCAGCAACCACCCAGCGGAGTTTTTCCTGGGCTTACCTGCCCGCGACACCATCAAACTGAAAAACCTTGTAACGGGTTTTTTGTACGGCGGGGATGGCGAGGACTAGACCCGCCGCTGCTAAAAAAAGCCTGCATGTCACTTTCCCTATTGCTACATGCGGGGATCGATTATTTCATGAGCCTGCCTATTGATGAACTGAACGAACTGGCGGAGGAGGTGGCAAGGCGTGGCAAAAAGTAAAACCTACGAAATGGCCGTGAAGATTGCGGGCAAAGTGGACAAGTCCCTGAAAACAAGTTGCAGCGATGCAGAAAAAGCCCTGTCTGGCATAGGGAGCGCCGCCAAGACCGCTGGAAAAATTGCCGTCACAGCCCTGGCCGCCGTTACCACGGCAGCCATCGCCGTGGGCGCTGCCTCTCTGGCTACATATGGAGAGTTTGAGCAGGCTATGGCCAACACAGCCGCAATAGCCCAGGCCACAGAGCAGGAATATCAGATGTTAGAGGAGGCCGCCCGCGCCATGGGCGCAGCGACCACCAAAACGGCGACAGAGGCCGCGGAGGCGCTGGGCTACATGGCCCTGGCGGGCTGGGACGCGGAAACGTCTATTAAGGGCCTGGAGCCGGTTCTGCGGTTATCCGAGGCCACGCAAATGGATCTTGCAAGAGCATCCGACCTGGTAACGGATAGCATGTCAGCCCTGGGCGTGGGCGTGGACGATCTCAACAGCTACCTGGATTTATGCGTCCAGACGAACAACAAGGCTAACACCACCGCGGAAAGCCTAATGGAAGCGTTCATCGGGTGCGGCGGTGCCGCCAAAACCACAGGCGTGGAAATGAACGACCTGGCCACCGCGCTGGGCATACTAGCCAACAACGGCACCAAGGGAGCCGAGGCCGGCACGGCCATGAACGCCATGCTGGTGCGTATGACCTCCAAGGATGCCGCAATTAACGCCATGAAAGAATTGGGCGTTTCGGCCTTTGACGCCGCCGGCGAGTTTGTGGGTCTGGAAAATGTCATGGTGGATTTAAGCCGAGCCATGGCCAACCTGACCACAGAGGAAAAGGCGGCATACCTGTCCAAAATTGCCGGCACCAACTACTACACGGAAATGTCCTATCTACTGGATGCCGTGGCGGAGAGCGCCGACGGCACAGCCTCCGCGTGGCAACAACTAGAGGGGCAACTGGAGGGCAGCGACGGCGCCCTGATGAACATGGCCGCACAGATCACGGACACCCTGCAAGGATCCACAGCTATTTTTTGGTCCGCTGTGGACGAAATGAAACTGTCCGTCGGTGAGGTAATCGCCCCCTATGCCAAAAAGGCGCTGGACTGGCTTTCCGGCACCGCGATCCCCTGGGCCACCGCAAAGATCCAGGAAGTTCTCCCGAAATTACAGGAGATCGCCGCCCAGGTATTCCCTAAAATCAAGGAGGCCATCGGAGCGGTCACGCCCGTTATTAAAACCGTGTTTAACTGGCTGGGCAAGGTGGGCAGCTTTGCGGTGAAACATAAAGGCATGATCCTGGCGCTGGCCGCGGGTTTTGCGGCGTTTGCCGGAACGCTATGGACCGTCATAAACGCCATGAAAGCGGTCAAGGCCGTTATGAACGGGGTCAAACTTGTCTCCGGCCTGCTTTCCAGCCCCCTGGGAGCGGTTGCCCTGGTTATTGGCGCCCTGGTCACCGCGGGCATTTTGCTATATCAGAACTGGGACACCATCAAGGCCAAAGCACAAGAAATATGGGGCAAGGTCACCGAGGTGTGGGGCAATATCAAGGCCAGCGTCAGTGAAGCGATCACCGGCATGGTGGCCGCGTTTCAGGAAAGGTTCCCCC